AACTAAAACGTCAATTAGAAGACAATGCTGACAAGATTAACTTGCCAAAGACAAAAGAAGAAGTAGATGCTTGGAAATCAAAATACCCAGATGTCTATGACATTATAGAGACTATAGCTTACACTAAAGCAGATGAAAAAGCTAAAAAAGTGGAGTCTAATCTTAAAGAACTAGAGAGCCAACAAATGGCCGTTCAAAGAGATAAGGCAGAAGTTGAATTAGCTAAAATTCATCCAGACTATAATGATATTAGAGCAGATGAAAATTTTCATGAATGGGTAGGTAAACAAGACTCTACAATTCAAGGTTGGTTGTATGAAAATACTACTAATGCTAAATTAGCGGCTAGAGCTATAGACTTATACAAAATGGATACAGGCTATGGTAAAAAACGACCTGCTAAATCAGTTGAGGCATCTAAATCTGTTACATCTACTAATAAACGTGAGGTGGATACTTCAAATAAAAAAATGTGGAAGATTAGTGAAATAGCTAAAATGAAACCACAACAATTTGCGAAGTATGAAAAAGATATCGACTTAGCTAGAAAAGAAGGTAGAATTGTCAATGGTTAATCTTTAACTGTCTATAGGAGGACAACATGGCAATATCAAAATCGGCAGGTTATGATAACCTACCATCGGGTAATTTTTTACCTATTATTTATAGCCAAAAAGTCCAAAAGTTCTTTAGAACTGCATCAGTAGTAGAAGATATTACTAATACTGATTATGCAGGGGAGATTGAAAATTTCGGAGACACAGTTAACATTATTAAAGAGCCAACAATCTCAGTAAGCTCATACACAAGAGGTGGACAAATCAACATCCAAAATTTGGCTGATGACCAACTCCAACTTACTGTAGACCAGGCTAATGCATTTGCATTTAAAGTTGACGATATCGAAGAAAGACAATCTCATATTAACTTTGAGGCTTTGGCTACTTCTTCTGGAGCATATGCTCTAAAAGATTCATACGATGAAAACGTAATTGCGGCAATGTTTTCGGGTGCAGGCACCACTGTAGGTTCAGATGGTTCTGGAACTGACACAGGTTTCGGTTCTTCAGAAACTGACCCAACAGATATTTTAGCAAACTCTGCTAAAAGATTACATGCGGCAGACGTACCAACAGATAACAGATGGTTCTTAGGAACTCCAGAGTTTTACGAACAGCTTGGACAAGCTAGTGCAAAACTAATGGATGCGTCTGTTACTGGTGACGGAACTTCACCATTGAGAAATGGTAACGTCATGGACGGTCAAGTTAATGGTTTTAGACTATATATGACCAATAACTTTGCGGCATCATCGACTTCTAACTATTTTAAAGTAATGTTTGGACACATGTCTTCAACAGCTACTGCAAATCAAATTGCAAAAACTGAAGTAGTTAGAGACCCAGATTCATTTGCGGACATCGTAAGAGGTTTGCATATATTTGGTAGAAAAGTGCTTCGTACGGAAGCTCTTATCGCAAGACACTTACTAATAGATTAATAGGAGGAAATACTAATGGCAACAGTCGATAAAACAACTGGCGGTACGGCAGGACATCCTTCTACTAGAAGAAAGCCTTATTGGGTAGAAAACACAGTGGACTTTTCACTGTTTGACCCTGCGGCTAACGATGTAGTACAGATGTTAAACGTACCTGCTGAAACTCTTGTTATCAATGCAGGAATTGAAGTACTAACTGCTTCACCTTCAAGTGTTACACTTGATGTAGGTGATGGCGGCGATGTAGATAGATACATTGATGGTCTAGACTCAACGTCTACAGGCCATGGTGCTCAAGTAATTAACGCTTCAAATATAGGACATGTATATGGTTCTGCAGACACAATTGATGTCAAAGTGTTAGGTGCACAAGATAACGCAAGTAAAATAAGAGTGTGGGCAGTAATGTGTGATGTAAGCGGTTCAGATGAAACTGCTTCTAACAGCTCATAATTTATAACACATTAGGGGGCCTAGTGCCCCCTTTTTAAAAGGATTTACATGACTGATTGGAATATGACAGCTAGTCAAAAAAAGATTGAATTTTTTGAAGATAGCCAAGATGAATTATACGAAAGAATAGAATTAATAGAAGAAAAACTAGAAATAATTATAAAATTATTAGAAGATATAAATATTAATTGTGCTAGAATTTAGTCATGATTAAAGTAGTCATGGCAATAAT